AATGGTATCAAGATTAATAAAGACAAGCGTACTAGCAAGATTGATGCAGTAGATGCTTTAATTGATGCCTTTTATGAAGGAATGTATTACTTTGAAGGATTAAGTAATGTTAAAACTAAGTCTATTTGGGACAATAAAACAACAGATGAAATTAACGATTACTTTATGAACGACTTTAGTTTTTAGGAGGTGGAAAATTGAAACGAATTAGATGGTTCGAACAATTAATACTAGCAAACATCAGTTTAATATTAATGATTATGGCTCTGACTACGTTTACTGTAGCAGGGTTTTTATTTTGCAAATATGTTGGATTGATAGTCCTAGGCTTATCTCTAATCTATCTTAGTTGGGTTACAGCAAGCAGGAAGGGAGGTGAGTAATACATGGCAATTAATCCATTCCCTCGTCTAAACACCCGCTCACAAAGCTTATCAAGCGGTTATATGCCGTTTACAGTTACGGGCAATGCAATTATACCTGAACCAGTTGTGAGCGCTGAAACAGCTATTAAGAACTCTGATATCTTTTCAGTTATCAGTTTAATTAGTTCTCAATTAGCGAGCATTAATTATGTAATGGACGAGCCTTTTAAAGGTGTTTTTAACCATCCGAATGACAAAATTAATTCTTATGGTTTTTGGACGTCAGTTATTAATCAAATGCTGCTTACTGGTAATGCGTATGTAGCAATTCGTAGAAAAAAAGGGATACCAGTAGAACTTGAAGAAATTCCATACGCAAGCGTGCAAGTTATCCTTGGTGATAACAATGGTGATTTAACTTATCAGGTGTCTTACAACGATGAACGTGATAGTGAAGTTATTAGATCCGGCGATATGTTACATTTTCGCATCTTTGTTACTGGTAATTCACTTTACCAATATGTTGGAACATCACCACTACAGGCACTAATTAACGAACTATCTTTTCAATCTCTATCTAGTAAATTATCACTTAATACGCTTAAAAACTTCATTGCACCTAGTCTAGCCATTTCAGTACCGGACGCCAAAATATCTAAGGAAACCAAGGAATCAATCAGAGAAGGATTCTATGACCAGTATTCTGGTGCTAACCAGGGTAAACCAGTTGTATTAGACCGTTCAGCTACTATTGATGCTTTACCAACCATAGATGCTAAGACAGCTGAATACCTGAACAATGTGGATTGGACTAGAGCGCAAGTTAGTAAAGTGTTTGGGATTCCAGACAACTATTTAAACGGTCAAGGTGATCAACAAAGTTCATTAGATCAGTCTACAAGCATGTTTATTAGTAGCTTTAATCGTTACATTAAACCGTTTGTAAGCGAGTTAGAACAGAAGTTTAAGATTCCTGTTAAAGCAGACCTAGACCCTATTGTAGACCCAACAGGTTCTAAATATGCCAATATGATAGCTAAATTTGCGAGTGGAAAAGCTCCTGTTTTGAGTGGTGAACAAGTAATTAACCTCCTTCAACGAAAGGGGGTGATAGATGATGACTTCGAAAAATGATGTTCGAAGTGTTTTAAATAAAGATTGGCACTTACGAGACTTAAGTAATGATGATAGTACATCTGCTATTGGACAGGTTACTGGTTACGCTTGTGTGTTTAATCAACCAAGCGAAGACTTAGGCTTTATTGAATATTGTGACCCCAACATGTTTGATGGTGTTGATATGAGTAATGTATTAGCTCTGTATAGTCACGATTTATCCAACGTTTTAGGTAGAGTATCGGCTGATACTTTAGTTTTAAAGGTTGATGATTACGGACTTAAATTTACGCTGGATATTCCAGACACAACTCTAGGAAGAGATGTTTACACTAATATCAAGAATGGAAATTTAGAAGGTTGCTCTTTTGGATTTACGATTGAAGATGATTCCTGGAATAGAGATACAAATGGTCAACTAGTTCATACAATCTTACAAATTGGAGAGCTGACCGAGATAAGCATTACACCATTACCCGCTTACACAGAGACTAGCGTTGCTGTTAGTCGTGGATTAAAGAAAGTTAATGAAGAGACACGTCGAGAAAAGGCGCGTCTCTTTTTAGATTTAATTGAGATGGAGGTTTACTAATTGGAAACAAAACTGCAAGAAGAAAAACGCGATAAACTCGCACAACTTAAAATGTTAATTTCTGACACACGGGACTTAATTAGCAAAGAAAATAGTTCTACTGAAGACGTTGAAGACAAAATGAAACAGGTACAAGAACTTAAGAAGGAAATTCAAGATATTAACACTAAGCTAGAAGCTTTAGAAAGCTTAGATGAAGGTGATGATACACCCGATGATACACCTGATGATAAGTCTGATGATAAGTCTGATGATGCACCTGATGACAAACCAGCAGAAGTTGAAAAAGATCCCGATACAGTCCCCAAAGATAAAGATAAGCGGGATGATGATGAAATTGATGATAGCTCGGACGATGACTATGTCGCCGAGGATGAACTCAATGCAAAAAAACAAAATGAAGAAAAAGGTGGTAAAACAATGGCTACAAACTTAACTGCAAAGCAAAAAGAAGAAAAGAAAGAAAACCGTACACGCTCAATTGAAAACTACATTCGTTCTCACGGTACTGTCCGAGATGCTGGATTAAAAACTGGCGATATTGGGGCAATGATTCCAGAAGAAATCATCTACAATCCAGAAGCAGAAGTTAAATCGGTTGTTGACTTATCAGCGCTGGTAGCTAAGACACCTGCTACTACTGGATCTGGTACTTACCCAATCTTGAAACGTGCTACCGCTGTAATGAATTCAGTAGCAGAACTGGAAGAAAACCCACTCTTAGCTAAACCAGAATTCGAAAATGTTACTTGGAAAATTGCTACTTATCGTGGAGCTATTCCAATTTCAGAAGAATCAATTCAAGATACACAAGTTCCTTTAATGCCAGTTATTCAAAAGAACGCTAGTGAACAACGTTTAAATACTCTTAATAAGGCTATTAGTGCTAAGTTAGTTGCGTTTAATGCTAAAGCTTCAACTGCTGACACAGTAGCAGATGACTTAAAACGTGTTCTTAATGTTGATTTAGACCCTGCTTATGATAAAACTATTGTTGTTTCACAATCAGCATATCAAGTTTTAGATACATTGAAGGATAAAGAAGGACGCTACTTACTACAAGAAAGCATTACAGCAGCTTCTGGTTTAACTTTATTTGGTAAACCAGTAGTTGTAGTTAATGACGAATTACTAGGTCAAGTTGGGGAAGCTCATATCTGGGTTGGTGATTTAAAGCGTGCAATTCTTTATGTCAACCGTGTAGATACACAAATTAGTTGGGTTAAGAATGAAATTTACGGTCAATATCTCGGACTAGTAATGCGTTTTGATATCGAAGTTGCGGATAAATCAGCAGGATACTTTGTTACAGTCGGTGCTGGTACACCGTCAAAATAGACGCCCCTAGTGGGGCTAACGTTGTCCCTACTGAAACAGGGGCTTTACTAAGCGCAGATTAATAAAGGAGATGGCTTAAATAATGGCAGATAGAAGTAAGCAATCGCTAGTAGTTTACGATAAGTCTGGTGCTAAGGTTGCCACTGGTGGCATTGGCACTAAACAAGTAGAAATTACTGGCTTAGAAGGCGGTAAGCAAGTTGCTAAAGGTGATTATCAACTCGCTTACACAGATGGAGCAAATACGTCTGATAAAGTGGATGTTCCAGCATTTACAGTATTAACTGGTACTGTTGCAGAACCTAAGGCTTCAGTAACGAGTAACTTAGCGCTTGGAACTGATACACCATTCACAATGACTGGTGATGGTTCTGAAAATGAAATTAAACGCATGTATTCAACATCTAAGCCAATCGCAAAAGGAACTACTGTTACTGTAGATTTTGATATTGCGTCAACAAAAGCAGAAGGTAACTATATGGTTCAATTTGCTAACGAACCATGGCAGGTTATTTCCAGCGCACCATTGACGGCAGAAACACAACATCAATCATATACCGTTACAGCAGACGCTGATTACTCAGAGGGGATTCAAATGAGAATGGATAAGTCGACTTCAACAGTTACTGTTTCCAACTTTGTTATCTCTGAGCCTTCTAAATAAGTAGTAGGAGGCGATTTTAAATGGCGGTTACAGCTTCCGAGTTGATGAACGAACTTCATATTGATACAGATGACATAGAAACTAAAACAGTTCAGGGTTTAATTGATTATGCAAAAGAGATTGTAACCGACAGCGTAACTGATAATCTAACAACTGAACAACTTGAAACAAAGTATCCAAAATTGTTTGACTTGGCTACCAAAAACCTAGCTACGTCGATGTATTACGACCGTGAGTTGACTAATGGAACGTCTAAAGGGTATCAAATGGTAATTATCCATCTATCAGCTAAAGTTGACATAGATGCTAAGAATAGTGGTGAAGATAATGAAGTTTAAACCATCTGATTTTAACCGTAGAATTGCTTTTGGAAAAACAAAAGATGAATTAGATATATCTGGTAACTTTTATGTTTCAACACTTATACCCGAATTAAGTCTGTGGTGTGCTCCACGAACTAGAACACTTAACCAGCAATATCAAATTATGAAGACGGAACTAGAAGATACTATTATCGTGGTTATTCGTCATAATCCTAAGGTTAATGAAACTTACGAGGCTGAATATCGAGATGAACTTTATAATATTGTCTCAATTAGTACAGATGATACTAACCAAACGTTTGCCTATGACTTCATCACTCTTAAGAAAGTAAAAAAGGCAGGTGCTTAATATCAATTACGTTGATTTCATGGAACAGTGGCTTAAACAGGTCAAAAAGATATCCACAAACATGTCTACCAATGATAAAGCTAAGATAACTAGAGCTGGTGCTAGAGTTTTTAAAAAAGAGTTAGAACGTGAAACACGTAGAAAGCACTATTCCGGACATGATGATAAAGTTTTCGGACACATGGCAGATTCAGTTGTGATGAAAGGAACTAATATTGATAGCATTAAAGATGGGACTAGTGTTGTCGGATTCGACCACTACCATGCTAGCAATGCCAGACGGTTAAATGATGGCACTAAGTATTACGTTGGTGACCATTTCATCACGAACCTTAGAGAACGAGTAATGCCGAAGGTACTAGAGGCTGAAAAGAAGGAATATCAGAAAATTATTAATAAGCACGGGGAGGCTTAATGATGGATAATCCCGTACTAGAGGTTAAAAATATTCTCGATCAAGCTAACTATGATTGGCTTGATGAATGCTACGTTAATTATTTGCCGAAGAGTGCTCAAGATGATACCAGCAGAACCATTGCCCTGGTCACTTCAATCAGAGAAAAACCAACTCAATACGGTAATAACATGTTTAACGGAATCGAGAATGCTGTTCAGGTACAAATATTTTTCAAGTATCAATTTAAAGATTCAATTCAAAAGAACGATATTAAAATTACACAACTGCTTTTGGAAAAAGGTTGGAAAATAGACGATTCAAAACCAATTTATGCAGACCCTGACACTAAACAACTAGTCAAGGTCTTTTATTTTACTCAAAAAAATTATATAGGAGGTAGTTATTAATGGCTACAGTAGGTTTAAAGCTAGTAACACTAGCACTCAAAGACTCTGAAACAGGGAAAATTCTTACAGGAGAAAATGGTTTATCAGAAAATGGGTTGCTACCAATCACCACCCAAATGTGGGGTACTAAAACAGCTAATATTACAAATATTCAAGCAACCGGAACTATTAATTACGGTAATAACGCAGCTGTATTCGTTTCAACACCTAAGGGAGCGCCACAAGTAGCACTAGACTTCAACAAATTACCATTTGAAGTCACACAAAAGATTGTTGGACGTAAGCAAGACCCAGATACAGGAGCTTGGATTGAATCTGGTAAGCATCCGTCAGTTGCAATGCTTATTGAAAGCGAATCTATTGACCGCATGAACAAAGTTTATTACGGATTCGGTAACGGATCAATGACACAAGCTTCAATTAATAACGGAACTGATACTAACGCTGAAACGATGGCAACTGATGCCTTAACTTATCAAGCATTGTCTACACCA